GGTCCCGGAGGCTCCGCTGCTCCCTGATATTGGCGCCATGGTATCGGCAGCTGTAGCTGAGATGCCTGCTCCTGAGCCAGTCAGTGGCGAGGATGGCCGGGACGCGCTTCAGCTTGAAGTCCTCCCATGTATAGACGAAGGGAAAAGCTACCCACGTGGCAGCTATGCCACTCACTCAGGAGGGCTGTGGCGAGCCTTTCAAAAGACACACGGCATGCGCGGCTGGGAATGTCTGGTTGATGGTATTGCGGGCCTGGAGGTTGCTAATACCGACGAACGCAACTTCACCGTGACGGTAACGCGCGCCAGTGGGCAGGCGGAGACTAAATCTTTCGCTCTGCCAGTGATGATTTATCGTGGCGTTTTCAAAGCCGGTGATGAGTATCTTCCGGGAGACACTGTTACCTGGGGCGGTTCGCTCTGGCACTGCGATGAACCATCAACCGATAAACCAGGCGAGATCGGCTCAAAAGGGTGGACGCTGGCAACCAAGCGCGGCCGTGACGGGAGGGACAAAACGTGATTGAACTTGTGACGCTCCCGGAAGCAAAGGCGCATCTGCGTATCGATGACGATTACGGCGATGCTGATCTGAAACTAAAAATTCAGGGCGGCAGCGCAGCGCTTCTGTCTTATATCCAGGGGAGCCGGCAACTGGTTGTTGATGAGCAGGGAAAGTTTATTGATGGTGAGCCGCTGTCCCGCATGAAGACGGCCATGCTCGTGCTGCTTGGTTATATGGATCGAAACCGTGGTGCGGAAGAGGAGCAAAAACTAATACAGGGTGAGCTGCCGCTTGCGGTAACCATGCTTATTTACGACCTTCGAAGAACAACAATCTTGTGACAGGGGAGTACAGATGTCGGGTTTAAAAGCAGGCGAGCTCAATAAACGTATCACGCTTCAGAAGATTGATGTTCAGAGGGGGCCGCTTGGTGAGCCACTACCGGATTCGCCAGTCGATGTGGCAACTGTCTGGGCAAAAGCAGAAGCCGTTTCTAATCGTAAAATTCGAACCCTTGACCAGCTGCAGGTAGTGGAAACCTGGCTGTTTACCATCAGAGCACGCAGGGACGTCCAAACCGACTGGAAAATTGTCTGGGGTGAGGAGGTTTATACCGTGCGGGCCGCCGACCGCAGTCAGTCTGATCGCACTGTCATTACAGCTGAGAGGGATAACCGCCATGATAGAGCAGGCAATTAAAACCTCCCTGGAACGCCTGTCTGGTATGTCGGTTTATCCGTTGCTGCTTCCTGATAGTGAGCAGAACGGTGTGACGTTCCAACGTATCTCTGATCCTGAAATTGAAACTGGCATGGTCCGTACAGGACTTATCGCTGGGCGCTTCCAAATCTCGATGTACAAAGTGGATGACTACACCGGGCTGGTCCATCTGGATAAAGCCGTCTGGGCTGAATGGAAAAAGATTACCCACGGCACACTTGAGGGCTATCCGGTTCAGTATGTTCAGCGCGGCAATATCCTGCAGGATAAAACCACGCTGACAGGCAACCAGGTCCAGTACCGGCTAATCCGGGATTATATCCTTTATTTTTATGAGGACTCGCCATGATCCGTATGGAGGTTCAGGGGCTGAAAGAGCTGGAACAGCAACTGCTCAATATGGGCGAGAAAGTTGCGGTGAAAGTGCTTGGCGCCGCCGGTAAAGAAGCAATGGAAATTGTCCGTGAGGATATGAAACAGCACGCCGGGTACGACGACACCAGCACCGGCCCCCACATGCGGGACAACATTAAAACCACTTACCAGAGCCGTATGAATGACGGTCGCTGGCTGACGGCGGTGACAATCCGCGTTGGCCCATCCAAAGCACACACCATGAAAGCGCTGGCGCAGGAATTTGGCACGGTTAAACAGGTTGCCGATCCGTTCATGCGCCCGGCGCTTGATTTCAACCGAGCAAAAGTCCTGCGTATTCTCGCCGTGAGTATTCGCGAGGGGATTGAAAATAATCGTTAACTGAGGAAAAAACATGACTGATAAAAGCTCACCGGAATACGCAATGCTGCCCGCCGGGACAATCGTCAAATGGGGTGCTACGGGTGAAGACGTGGCAGATTTCCAGTCACTGGTGAACTGTAAAGCCCTTGGCGCTACTGGCGCAACGGGATCATTCGTCGACTGCACTACGCTTATCGACACCCAGAAGCAATTTCTTTCTGATATGCCAGAGGGGCCGGAAAAATCCCTTGGCTTTGTCGATGATCCATCTAACACCAGCTTTATGGCATTTCTGAATGCTGCTCAGGCGCGCCAGACGGTCCAGTTTTATATCAAATTGCCTAACGGGCGCACGGCAACAATGATCATGGCGCTGTCGGGCTGGCAGCTGAATGAAATCACCGCGCCTGCGGGTGAGGTTATCCAGATCACCGTCAACGGTAAGCAGAACAATATCGACTGGGGCTACGACGAACCTGGCAGCTGATCGCTGAATTGCTGACCCTGTTTTTGATGCCGCCACCGCGCGGCTTTTTTTATGGAGAATTTTATGCAAGACCTGAAATCCCGTCTGCTGGCGCCCGTGTGCGTCGCGCATCCAATAACCCTGCTGGGCACTGACCTCTATATTCGCCGCCTTTCCGCTTATGAGCTGTCCGAATTTGAGGATAAGGCATCTGAGCTTAACGGCCCTGGCAATACCCGCCCACTGATGCTGGCGGCGGCATCGCTGGTGCTGAATGCCCTGGTGGATGAAAACGGTCAGCCGGCACAGGATTTGCCTACACCGGATGAGCTGATGAAGTCTCATTCTTACGCAACCATTACGGAAGCCATGACGACTGTTCAGCGCCACAGTTACGGCACCCTCGAGGAAGCGAAAAAAAACTAACCAGCTCCAGGTGGTTGTCACTGGTTTACTCGATTGCCGATCACTTTAAGGAGCCTGACACCCGCAAAATCGCCAGCCTGCCCGCAGACATCATTTTGCACTGGCAGGCGTGGTTCGCGCTGACGGGAAATGTGGCAGACCTGTCGCCATCCGAGCCACCCGCGCTTACCCCCGCCCCCATCATTGACCAACAATGTGCTGACGTAATGAGGATTCTCAATGAGTGACGTTGCGAGCTTGTCGGTTGCCCTGCACCTGAATTCTGCGGCGTTTAAATCCCAGATCAACGATGCGTATCAGAATGCGGGGCAGGCGAGTAAGAAGTTTAATCAACAGGCGACCACCCAGGCCAATGAGCTGGCGAATGCGATCAGCAAAACGGTGGATGCCGCAAAGCGAATTGGCGTTTCTGGTGCGAATGCCGATCAGTTCTCGGGTGCCACCCGCGGCGCTGGCCAGTTGAACTACGTCCTTCACGAAGTGGCTGCCGGGAGTAATGTTGCCAGTAGTAGCATCATCAATGCGTTGATCCCCGCTGTTCACTCGCTCAAAGGTCAGCTGGATGGCTCCTCCGGTAGCTGGAAGGCTCAGCAGGATGCGGCCCGTAATGCAGCAGATGATCTGGCTGCCGCTGCGCAAAGCCAGATTGCTGCTGCGCAAGCCGAGAAGCAGGCTGCTCTCGGTAAAGCTGCGATTGCAGAAAAGACGATAGCAGCTGCACAGGCACAACGTGACCACGCTATTGCTCTCGATGAGTATTACGCAAAGCAGGCGGCAGTTAACAAGCAGTACGGTCTTAACGTCAGTTATCAGGATGAACACCTGAAAAATGAGCGCGCCATTATTGAGGCTAACCGCCTGGAAGCCGGTGCACTGGAAAAACTGAAATCAGCTAAAGCGGCAGTCACTGCGGCTGAACTGGCTGAAACAGGTGGCAAAGCCGCTCTTGTCGCATCGACTGAGGCTGCTGCGGCGGCGAATACTCAACTGTCGATTACTCAGCGGGTTGCAGCGACGAGTAGCCGAGCGCTGAGCTCGGCACTCAGTCTGTTAGGCGGGCCTGTAGGGATCGGCCTGACGGTTCTCGCTGCTGGTGGAACGCTGCTTTATAGCGAGTTCAAAAAAGGCGAAGAGCAGACTAAAAAGCTTAATTCAGCCATTCTCGATCTGAAAACTTCTGCGCTGATCTCCGCTGGAGAGCTGAAGCGGCTGAATGCAGAACTCGGTGGCACTGAGACTTCTGTTGATGCGGTGACGGCTACTGCGAAAGCAGGTTTTAGCGGTCAGTTGTTGACGGACGTTTCCACTCTGGCGAATGCCTATGCGCAGGCTGGCGGGAGTGCGCAGGAACTGGTTGCTCATCTTGCATCACTGCGGGGAGACCCGGTTGCGGCGATGCAAAAGCTCACATCATCAGGTGTTGTACTTAGTGACTCCATTCTTAGCCAGGTAATGGCGCTTAATCAGCGAGGGGAGGCGGCTCAGGCCAGCCAGTTGCTAATTGATGCGGCGATTCAGGCTGAAAAAGGCAGGCTTTCAGAATTAGGCATTGAGGTAGACAAAACTTCTGAAACGGTTAAAAACCTCGGCAATACCTGGGGTACTGCAGGTGAGCAGGCTGTAATTGCCCTCGGTGGGGCGATCGATAAAACCCAGGAAGTTAACAAAAAGCTGGGCAATATGGCGAGCCAGCTGGCTGCTGATATTGCCGCAGCCAGCGCAGCAGCGCAGAACGAGCGTATTAAAAATAGCGCGGGCCTTAAAAGCTATATGGATGCCGGAACCACTGCGGCTGAAAAACGCGCTGAAGCCATTAAAAAGCTCAACAACAGCATCTATAAGTCGGACTCGCAGGAATACAAACGCATTCTTCAGGGGATCAACGACGAGTACGACAAAGCGACTAAAAAAGACCGACCCAAAAATCACGACTCCGCTGAGCAAAGTGAAGGGCAGCGTTTACTGGAACAGGCCCAACAGCGGAATGCTGTGCTGCTGGAAGAGGGGAGGGTCACGGCTGGGCTCACGCAATCGGCACAGCAGTTGGTCGTATTCAACGAGAAGATCGCAAACCTGAAAGGGCAGCATCTTACAAAGGGCCAGCAAAGCCTGGTCAGTATGCAGGATCAAATCCGCGCCCAGCTCCAATCCAATGTCCAACTTGAAAAGGAAGCCGCCCTGCGCAAAACCTCTCTTAAATATCAGGAGGAAAGTAAAAAGTGGGCTGAAGAGGCTGCAGCTATGCAGCGCGACGCGGCGCTCTCCCTCAGCAAATATTCCCAGTCTGAGCGCGAGTCTTCTGACGCTGAGGCCCGCAACGCGATCATCAACCGCTTCAATCAGCGGCGTATCGCGCTGGAGAAGGATTTCACCGATACAACGTCAGCAGAATATCAGGCGAGGCTTGCCGATCTGGAAGTCGCACAGCAGCGGGAACTGCAAATTGTGCAGCAATCCCAGCAGGATAAGCTCGCTGCTGAGCGTGACTACAGTGCCGGTTTTCGCCGCGGGACCCTGAACTGGATTGACAGCGCGCGTGATGCGAACAGCCAGATGGCGAGTTTCTCTTCCAGCCTTTTTGATGGGATGACCGATTCGCTGGCCACGTTCGCAACGACCGGGAAGGGCAACTTCAAAAACTTCACCACATCCGTTCTCTCTGACCTGGCAAAAATTGCGACCAGAATTGCGCTGTCTTCCGCCCTGCAGAGTATCTTCGGTGCCGCCAGCTCGGCGTTTGCTGGTGGTGCTGCTGGCGGGAGTACGCCTTCTGGCGCGTACAGCAATGCTGCCTCAGACGTGAAGTTCAATGCCAAAGGCGGGGTGTACGATTCGCCTTCGCTGAGCTCTTTCAGCAATGGTGTGTATGACTCGCCGCAGCTCTTTGCTTTCGCGCAGGGCGCTGGTGTATTCGGTGAAGCAGGCCCGGAAGCCATCATGCCTTTAACCCGGGCGTCAGATGGTTCGCTGGGCGTGCGCTCTGTCGGTGGTGGTGGCTCTCAGTCGTCTGGCTCTGCGCCTGTGGTGTATATCACCATTGAGAGCGATGGGAATAGTGGCACGCAGACTACCGCCGGGTGGGAACAGTTTGGTAAGGAAATAGGCAGTTTTGTGGATCAGCGATATCGCAAAATGATTCAGTCTGACCTTCGTCCCGGCGGTGCAATCTGGAACAGTACAAAAGGAACCCGATAATGGCGCTTGAAACTTTTACCTGGAGCCCGCGAGTTAGCCCCAGCCAGACCGTTTCCATGCGGACACGCAAAGCACAGTTTGGGGATGGCTATACCCAGGTGTCCGGCGACGGCATCAATCCACGATCGCAGGAGTGGGATTTAAACTTCGTCGGTACCGAGGCTTATATTGAGGCTATCAAAACCTTCCTAGACAGTCATGAAGGTCGAAAGGCCTTCCAGTGGAAGCCTCCGCTGGAGCCTTTGGGCCTTTATCGCTGCGAGCAGTACAAACCCACGCCGATGGGCGCCGGGAATTTTTCACTGACGGCCACTTTTACCCAGGCATATAAACCATGAGCATAAATGCTGATTACCAAAAACTGGATCCGGGCAATAATGTCCGGCTTTTTTCTGTCGACGGTACCGCATTCGGTCTGACGGACGTGATGTATTTTCACTCCTATAACATCCCCCACACGCCGGAGGAGATCATTGCCGCGGGCGGGGATGAGTCGAAACTCCCGGCAAAATCGATATGGTGGCAGGGGAATGAATACCGGGCGTGGCCTTGCCATATAGAGGATATCGAAACATCCACGGACGGAAGCTCGGCGCAACCCCGCCTGTCGGTCGGCAATATTGACAGCTCAATTACGGCGCTGTGCCTGGCCTATGACGACTTGCTACAGGCAAAAGTCACTGTCCACGACACGCTGGCGCAGTATCTGGACGCTGAGAACTTTGCGGCCGGGAACCCCACGGCAGACCCAACGCAGGAGAAGCTGAAGGTCTACTACATCGATGCCAAGAGCGGCGAAGATGGCGAAACCGTGGAATTTACGCTATCCAGCCCGATGGACCTTCAGGGGTTGATGATCCCCACGCGCCAGCTGCACTCACTTTGTACCTGGTGCATCAGGAATAAATACCGCACCGGGGACGGGTGCGATTATGCCGGTACGCGTTACTTCGACAAAAACAACAATCCGGTGAGTGATCCGTCGCTCGATGAATGCAACGGCACGCTTAGCGCCTGCAAACTTCGATTCGGCGAAAACAACGAACTCTCGTTTGGTGGGTTCCCTGGCACGTCTCTGATCAGGAGCTGATATGCGTCAGAAAACCATTACGGCCATCATGGCGCATGCCGCTGCGGAATACCCGCGTGAGTGTTGCGGCGTGGTAGCACAGAAAAGCCGGGTTGAGCGGTATTTTCCGTGCCGAAATCTCGCAGCAGAACCCACCGAACATTTTCACCTCTCGCCTGAGGATTATGCGGCCGCCGAGGACTGGGGGACGGTGATCGCCTTAGTTCACAGTCATCCGGATGCGACGACACAACCGAGCGAACTGGATAAGGCTCAGTGTGATGCAACGCTTCTGCCCTGGCATATTGTCAGTTGGCCGGAGGGGGATTTACGCACCATTCAGCCGCGGGGAGAGTTGCCCCTGCTTGAGCGTCCATTCGTGCTAGGTCACTTCGACTGCTGGGGACTGGTGATGAGCTATTTCCGGCAGACGCACGGGATCGAGCTGCACGATTACCGGGTCGATTACCCTTGGTGGGAGGATAGCTATCCGGATAATTTTTATCATGACTGTTGGTATGAATGCGGTTTCCGTGAATTTGACGGGCCGCCACAGCCAAGTGATATGGTGATCATGCAGTTGCAGGCCAATAAGTGGAACCATGCCGGTATTCTTCTGGAAGGGAACATGCTGCTGCACCATCTTTATGGTCACCTCAGCCAGCGCGTACCCTATGGCGGATACTGGCAAGAGCGAACCATGAAGGTTCTTCGTCACAAATCTCTGTGTTAATCTTTGGTAAAAACCACAGGGGATAGGGATATGAAAAAGTTAATATTTGCAGCGGCTCTATTTGGCTTAACAGGGTGTACAACCTCAGCAGTTAATTCACAACAAGCTAAACCAGTACCTTCAGATAGAATCCTTAATCATGGAGCTGGTGAATCTACTATTATCGTTACCAGAGATAACGGTTGGTTTGCTGGTGGCGGTTGTTTTGTTGAAATAACCGTAGATGGTAAATCATATGCAAGAATAGATACTGGTGAATCCATAAGTATCAAAACAGGGCCTGGAAGACATATCCTTGGGATATCTGGCGATTCTCAGGGGAAGGGATTGTGTGGTTTCAAGGTTGGTCAGCCGATAAAAGAGACATCAACGCAAATCAACTCGAACGAAACTCAGAAATTTAGAATAACTGGTGACACAAACTCTGGTCTTGATATAAGGCCTTCATCAATTTAATAGATATTTAATCTGACAAATAACCACCTTCGGGTGGTTTTTTTATGGAATTTAAAAGCATGAAAGAAGCAATGGTGAATATTGAACTTGGTGGTGTGTTAGGGAAGACTTTCGGCAAATCGCATGAACGACTGGTATCAACAACCGCAGAAGTTTTTCGAGCACTATGTTGTACTATTTCAGGTTTTGAGCAGTATCTTAATACCAGCAAAAAGAGAGGGTTAACATTCGCTATATTTAAGGGAAAGAAAAATATTGGTGAAGATGATTTAGGATATCCAATCACTGAGGATGTCATCCGTATTGTTCCGGTAGTCATTGGTAGTAAAAAAGCTGGTTTATTGCAAACCATACTTGGCGCAGTCTTAGTTGTCGCTGGTTATGCATTATCGGGGTTTACTGGTGGTGCGAGTATGGCGTTGGTGGCACCTGGTGTTGCGTTAATGGCTGGTGGTGTAATTCAAATGTTGTCGCCTCAGGCTGCGGGATTAGCCAGCAAACAATCTGCCGACAACCAGGCCAGCTATGCATTTGGTGGTGTGACAAACACGGCAGCGCAGGGCTATCCGGTACCACTCTTATACGGTAAACGTCGGATTGGTGGGGCGATTATTTCAGCCGGTATTTACGTCGAAGATCAGCAGTAAAAATAGACTCCCTTGCATGCCACCTCCGGGTGGTTTTTTTATGGGCGCAATATGACACATAAACACATAACAGGTCGCAAGGGCGGCAGCTCCAGTTCCCGAACTCCAACTGAACAGCCAGACGATTTGCAGTCCGTTGCGAAAGCAAAAATATTAATGGCTCTCGGTGAGGGAGAATTCTCCGGCCAACTGACGGGCAAAGATATTTATCTTGATGGCACCGCTCTGGAAAACAGTGACGGTTCGCAAAACTTCAGCGGTGTTACTTGGGAGTTTCGCGCCGGTACGCAGGCACAAACTTACATTCAGGGCATTCCGGGCACAGAGAACGAGATTAGTGTCGGTACCGAAATCGCCAGCGCTACTGCCTGGACCCACACTTTTACCAACACGCAGCTCTCTGCGGTTCGCCTGCGCCTGAAATGGCCCTCGCTGTTTAAGCAGGAAGACGATGGTGATCTTGTCGGCTATTCCATCAATTACGCTATTGATCTGCAGACAGATGGCGGTAGCTGGCAGACAGTGCTGAATACCAGCGTAACGGGTAAAACTACCTCTGGCTATGAGCGGAGCCACCGTATCGACTTGCCGCAGGCAGGCAGCACCTGGACCGTTCGCTTGCGTAAAATAACCGCTGATGCGAACAGTGCGAAGATTGGCGACACGATGACGCTGCAGAGCTACACAGAAGTTATCGACGCTAAGCTGCGGTATCCCAATACCGCGCTGCTGTATATCGAATTTGACTCGAGCCAGTTCAATGGCTCAATACCTCAGATATCCTGCGAGCCGCGCGGGCGCGTAATTCGTGTTCCTGATACCTATGATCCGGAAACCCGTTCGTACAGCGGGACCTGGACTGGCGCGTTTAAGTGGGCGTGGACCGATAACCCGGCGTGGATTTTTTACGATTTGGTGGTGACCGACCGCTTCGGGTTGGGTAATCGTCTTACCGCGGCAAATATCGATAAATGGGGTTTATAC